GACTTTTTGACGGAGTGGCGGGAGCCGGATAACCCGTTCATGAAGTTTGGGCGGGATTGGGAGTCTCATATTGCGGACTATGTGGATGAAGCGTTTCAGGTGAGGCCGAATGAGTGGTTGGTGGCGGGTGAAAATCCGAGACACTTGGCAACTCCTGACGGCATTTCAGACAGTCACACTGTTATCGGTGAGTATAAGACGACCGGTAAAGACTGGGGTCACGTTGAGAAACTTCCCCTCCGCTACAAGCGCCAGGTTCAGTGGCAGTTGCACGTAACCGGCGCGCAGTCGTGCATTGTGTCGTGGTTGGTGCGTGAGGAAGTCGATGGCGAGTTTGTGCCTGCCGCTTTTTTGCCGGTGGCGGGGATTGTGTTCCGTGATGAGGACATGATCGCGGAACTTGTCACTGTCGCTAACCGGTTGTGGGCTTTTGTGAACGGCGAAAACAGTGCCACATAGGCCACGTGTGTAACGGATTTTGAGGGAGGAAACCGATGAAAATCGAAGACATTACCGTTCAAGTGTTGGACGAGGTGGAGGAAGAATGGCAGGCCAGCCGGGTGAGGAACTTGCTTCGGTCAGAGGTGATTAAGTTGGGTCACGAGTATGCCCAAGCTCGGTTGTTGGAGAACCGGTTAGAGACTAAGTGCATGTTGCGGGCTCGGAAGTTACGCATGTTGGGGTTTGAGAAGTTGGAAATCGGGGAGCTGTTTGGGGTTCCTCGGAAGACGGTTAACAAATGGTTGAAGGGAATGGACTAATGGGTGAGGCGCAGAAGCGTTTCAATGAGGCGACGAATCAGGTGGACCGAGCCTACTGGCAGGGTGCGTTAGATGGCGAGCGAGCGGAGCACGAACGGATTGCGTCGATACTTGAGCGTGAGCGTAACCATTGGGAAACGTTATTTGAAGAAAGCGACGGCTACGACAGCAATGTTGGTTCGCGTTACGGCGGGGCACTAACGGCTATTGACGACTTGACGGCACTTATTAAGGGAGAGAACTAATGACACGCTTTGACCTCACGCAATATGAGACCGTGGAGGAACGTCACGCGAGGGCACTGGAACTCCATCCAGACCTGCGGGTAGTGATTAACAACCACACCACGGCGGCAGACAGGGAACGCAATACTTGGGTTGTGGAAGCTCGGGTGTATAAAGATGCTGGCGATCAGGCGGCGGATATTCCTAAAGCTACTGAGTGGGCGTTTGAGATTGACGGCGAGGGGATGGCTAACAAGACTTCGGCGTTGGAGAATGCGTGCACGTCTGCTCTTGGTCGCGCGCTCAGGTGGGCGTTTGCCGGGTCTAAAGGTCCCAGCCGTTCGGAGATGGAGAAAGTGGAACGGATGGAAAATCGAGACTGGCTGGCTGAGGCAGATAAGCTAGACGATGTTAAGCAACTCCGGGTCTTGTGGGCTCACGCTAAACAGGCCGGAGCTGAGAAAGACATTCTGAAAAAGTTGGAGGCACGGGCGAGTGAACTCGGCAATAGTGAGGGCAGCAGCTCGTGAAGTCTTGGAAGCGTACAATCAAGCCATCCTTCGGGGTGACCTCCAGGCGGCATTATTTTGGCGGCCTATTGTTGTTGAAAGGTTGGGGTTGTTAGGTGGAGACGACACGGATTCTGCAGGAGTTGTCGGAGTTGACGGCGACGAGTCGGAGGGGCGTGGAGGCCCTTTTTGAGGCTGAGGAAGAATTAGCGCACGCGGAGAATGAGTTGGATGCGGTCGAAGCGCGAGCGTTTTTGGATTCTGAGGGGTCGGTGGCTGAGCGGACTGCTCGGGCGAAACTGATCGCGGCGGATGTTCGGTTGGCTCGGGATTTGGCTAAGGCTTCGGTGAACCGAATCAAAACCAAACTGCGGGTGATTGATTCCGAGATTGTGGCGCAGTCTACGATGGCGAAACTATTGGCAGCGGAGGCCCGACTATGAGCAACTGTATTGAGTGTCAACGGGAACGCGGGCGGGCTTCGGGCGAGGGAAGGTGGTCGATTTGCACTATTTTGTCGTGGGTTGTGCCGTTTGAAAAGGACTATCTCTATCCTGAGGCTTTTTGTGACCGGCACCGTCCCGAGGTTGTAGACGGTAAATGTTTTTATAAGCGGATTAAGGAGCGGGTGGAATGAAAAAAGGTATAGGCAATATCGCAACACTGGCCTGGGCAGCGCAATCCTATTTGGACTGGTTGTACTACATCGATCACCAGGACGATGACGGTGCAGAATCGGCATATGAGCAGTACCAGGGTTACAAGCGACAGCTGATGGTGCAGATGTTGGCAGACATGCCGCACGTTTCGCCTCATGTTGCGGAGGATTACGTAACGGGCATGTTGGATGGTTACATTCAGGCGGTGACGGAATGAAGTGTGACAACTGTGGCATTTTTGAGGCGATGGAAAACCGTGGCCTGTGTGACACGTGCGGCGATATCTTTGGGGTGCCTACGGGTTAGACTTGTTGGAACAGTTCCCCTCGTTGGCTTCGGCTAGTCGGGGGGACTTGTTTTGTTAGACTGTTTTTATTGTTCCCCGTCGTCTTCGGATTGGCGGGGACTTTTTTTGTGTCAGAACTGTACCGTTTTCGGTATAGTTTTGACAGGTAGCGTTTCTATAAATGTGGGAGCTAGCGTTCATGTTTATGCGGATTCGAGCGCCAAGTCAAAGAGCCCCCACTGATCTGGTGGGGGTTTCTTTGTTACTGTTGTGGTAACGCAGGTAGCTCGCCAGCCTTACGGCCCGCCGGTGAAGCGTGAACCCCTGACGCTACGGCGAAGGGGGTTTTTTGTGCTATTATTTTTTTGTAATCGAAACGGCTGGCACGGTTTGAACCTCCGGACCTTAAAGCTCAATCGGAATAAAGAGCGGCAATATCGGTTACAAGCGCAGGAAGGAAACTTCCCGCCTTGCCGATTCCCTCGCCTTGTGCGGGGGTTTCGTGCTTTTATGGCACGTATGCCATATTCTGGCTAAGTGACACTAACGGGTGGGCTAAGTGTCATTTACTTCACATGATGCCAAGGATTTGCCTCCGATGTCACAAAATTGGTACAGTTTGGGCACGAGAGAAAGGGTGGAACCTATGAACAGGGAACAAATACGCAGAGCCGAACGGGTGTCCGAAACACTCCTAGCGCGCCGCATGAGGACGATTGAGTCTTTGCAGGAAGCGAAACAGTGGCAACGTCCACGATCCACAAGCGGAACCAAACAACAGGACCTGCAAACGAAACGTGGCGAGTATACGTTCACCGATGAACAGTTCCGGATTGCGTTGGCCTCACTTGAAAAGGCCGACCAGTGACCTCCTGGCAGGACCTAGACCAGGCTATTCAGGATGAGGGCGGTGTGGTGCCGTGTCAGAACGCCCCGGACATGTTTTTCAACACTGATGAGGGTGACCGTAGCCAATACGCCACAGCTCGCTTGTTGTGTTCGGAGTGTCCGGTGAAGGATTTGTGTTTGTCGTATGCGTTGGATGCGGGGGAACCGTTTGGGCTGTGGGGTGGGTTTTCGCCTCCTGAGCGGCGGAAGATGTTGCGTCGTCGCCCAGTTGCCTAGTTGTGCATCTTGTACAAGTGAGTGACGGTTTTCGGGTGTCGGGCAAACCTGCACGTCCACGCATGTTGAGGCGCTTAGACGGCTTTCTGTGGCGTTTGGGAGGGGTTTTGTGGCCGTTCGCACACATTTGCAAATGTCGGCGTTCGGATGCATTCCACACCGTGTCGGCGGTCCCTTACATTTTGAACTCGGTTCGGTAGTATGGGGTTATGGCTGAGCGGTGGATGATTGGGCGGGTAAGGATTATTCGTTACCCGTTACGTCGCCAAACCATGTTCGGATGGACACTCGTCAAGGAAGAAACCCGGACAGTCTTGGAGCTTTTTCATGGCCGGTCTATGTGGGTTTTTGAGGTGCTCCCAAAATGAGTGGGTCTGCTTCTAGGCGTAAGGGTAACGCTGCCGAAGTGGAAGTGGTGCACGCTTTGAGGAGGGCCGGCTGGGAGGCTGAAACCTCGAGGAACGCCCGCAACGGGACACAGCGTGGTGAGGACATCGTGTCCGATTTTCCCATGTCCATTGAGGTGAAGAATCATACTCGGACGGATTTGGCGGGATGGTGGAAGCAAGCGCAAGAGCAAGCCGGCACCGCCATGCCCGTAGTGATCCATAAACGTGTGGGGAAAACCCGCGCGGAGGACTGGTGGGTGACGATGGATCTGGCGACGCTTCTGGATTTGGTGAGAGTGTTTCAGTGGGAGGAATCGGCGCAAGAGGTCATGGACAAGATTGCTGCGGAGGTGGAAGATGTCGATCGGTAAAAAGTCGAAACTAAACCTGACCCAAAAACGGCGCATAGTATTTGTCCGGGACGGTGAGACGTGTATAGCGAAGGGTGTGTTTGGTTTTTGTGGTGGTGACTTGACTCTGCAACATCGGGCTGGTCGGGGTATGGGTGGAAGTGCTGAGCGTGACGGGTTCGACAACCTCATTACTATGTGCATGATTCACAATGAGCTTGAGACAGCGAGTGCGGATTTTCACCGCCTGTGTGTGAAGTTGGGGTGGTCGATGCCGCGTTGGGTGCACGATCAGGGGTTCGCGGATGTGGTGCCGGTGTGGTATCCGGGTAAAGGGTGGTTTTTGTTGGAGGATGATGGGCGTGTGTCGATTTTGGATGAGCGGACGGCGAAGACTACGATGATTAGCATTTACGGTCCGGGGTTTGTTGGGGACCCGAGTGGACACCCGGCGGGGTAGTAGACTATAACTAATAAGTAAATAGAGATGACCGCCGCGGGTGGAATCGCGACGGTCATCATGAAAACCGGCAATACGGTGCCGGCTGACTCCAGTGTACTGGCACAGCCGGACAGACTGGAGGAAAGATGGAAGACAACGAAACGATTCACGTCACGCTTCAACCTGGCTGGCCAATCGTAGTTAAGCAAGACCTCATTTTCAGCGAACTAAGTGACGCTGAGTTTCGGGTAGTTTGCGCGTATCTAGCTAGAGACGAAGAAAATCAAACTGAGTTCGAAAAGCTGATTTCTCAGTACAACCCTGACGGGGTTGCCAGCGTTATCCGATGGGTTCGCAAGATTGGACTCACACGAAATGGCTGAAACAGCAGGAATTTACCGCAACGAACTACACCTAGACGGCAATTTCACGACCGTCGATAACCAGTGGATTAGATCGTCTGGCCTGTCAGTGCAGGCGAACTTTTTGTGGATATACCTCATAAGCCATCGAATTGGTTACGAGCTCAGAGACAGCCAAATTCTCCGCGAAACTGGCTTTGGCAGGAAGGGACTGCGGGCAGCTAGGAATGAGTTAGAGGAAAAGGGATGGCTAGTTTTGAAGCGCATGAAGAATGCCGATGGCAGCCTCGGAACATATTCCTACCACTTGCAGGACGCCAGAGACCCCTCGGGCACTGTGGCTACCGGCACTGTGACCGCAGGCACTGTGGCTCAGGGGTCTGACATAAGAAAACCATCCTTTAAGAAAACCACTAAAGAAGAAAACCATAATTTAGATATTACGTTTGACCAATTTTGGGAATTGTATCCTCGCAAAAAGGACAAAGGACACGCTCGCAAAGCCTTCGAGAAAGCTCTAGATAAAGTCTCTGTTGATCACATACTGGAATCGGTGAGGCTATATAGGGATCAAGAGGCTGACACTCAAGAGGAGTTCATCGCTTATCCAGCTACTTGGCTAAATGGCGAGCGGTGGGATGACGAATACGATGTCCGACCAATACCTAAAACGCCTGGTCCTGGAGTTCGAGAGTGGGTTAAGTCTCTCCATGAAGTTGGGGAACATTTTGCTTGTAGGCCTGGCGAGTTCGAAGGAGGTTGCAACTAATGGCACGCATGAAGTCGGAGGACCTTTTAGAGGAATACGAGTGGTTCCGGGAGGCTGGGATTCACCCGATGGTCATTGTTGAGACCTTGGGAAAACAGCCCGAGGCGGTCGTGAGGGCGTTTCAGCGTATGGGCCGTTATGACCTTGCTCGGGAAGTGGAGCGCAAGTGGAATGCCGAGGTCGCGTGAAAATCCGACCTATCGGCTACGATTATTCGGGTGGCGAGGATTAGTTGTGTTCGGTGTGGGTTTGAGTGGGAAGTCGCTACTCAGCGAAAGCCGGAGAATTATTGCCCGTCATGTCGTGCACGTGAGATCCAAACCGTGGACATTGGTGGGGATAAATGTCATCCGTGGCATGGAAGATTTGACGTGGATCAAGTAACACCGATAACTGAAGAAGGAAGTGTTTTTAGGCCGGGCCGCAGGTTGTGTGGCCATAGTGACTGTGTGAACAGTCGTCACATTGTAGAAGGGACCGAGTGATGAACGACGAGTTAGATGACGAGTTGCGCGTTATTGCTTATGGATTTATTTTGAGGAAGTTTTCTCGGAAGCAAATCCGGAAGATGCTGGCCATGGCTGAGGAGGCTTTGGCTACGGGCAATTTTTGGGCATTGGATGAGGCGTTAGCGCCGGTCATGCCTACAGGGTTTGACATGTTGCCGGTGGATAGGGCTGGTAAACATTTTGACTATATTTTGGAAGCGATGAAAATCCGTTTGAAGGGAAAGGCATGATGGCTATTCAAATCGAGTTCGAGGGTTACGTGAACGAGGTAAAACCGTTCGACTGGGGCACCGTGTACAACGTGGGTCACCGTCAGGTGATTAAGAATGCGGCGGGTGAGTGGGAGACCGCCGGATACGACTACTTTGACGTGTCCACGCAGAAGGGTACTGCGGAGGTTGCGAAGGATACGAAAGTTCGTGTGAAGGGGACTTTGAAGACTAAACGGTTTGACAAGAAGGATGGGTCGAAGGGGATTGCGTTGCAGGTGCGCGCGGTGGAACTGGAAGCTCTTGAGAAGAAGCCGGCGACTGTGCCGGAGATGCAGCAGGTGTGGCCGGACTTGAAACAGGTCCCGGCTGATAACGCGCCTTTCTGATTGTTAGGCTTGGCGTGTAAGTCTTGACCGGTTGGATTGAGGCTAGATTAGGTCCCGTTTCGGCGGGACTTTTTCTTTGCCCGCGACACGCCGGGACAATAAAAGCCGGTAAACTGGTGCAAGCGTGATTAACCTGGAAAAATAAACCAGGGAGGACAGCAAATGCTAGAGAACCTATTAGAGGCCAAACGGGGCAACCACGGCCCCGGCGGATGCAAGGTCGCCAAACTGTTCGAAAAAATCGAAACCAAGGATGCAGACATTCTGTCCAACGTCCTCGAAAACGAAGACAACTACTCCACGCTAGGCATCTTCAAAGGGCTACGTGAGTCTGGGATAGATGTTGGTTACGGGAGCCTTCACCGACACCGTAGGGGCTTGTGCGCGTGTTGGAGGCCTAATGCTTGAGAACCTGCAATCCGCAGCACAAGTGAAATCGAAACCTAAAGTGGTTCCCGCCATCGAGTTCGACGGCCAAGAGGGCACCGCGGTAACACCGGGTTACGATGCTGAGCCGGAAAACTTTGACGAGTTCCTCATCGACGCAGGCCTCGACCCTGCCGACATTGAAGTGATCCCACCCGTTCGCACGTCCCGTTGGCAACAGCAGAAGGATGGCGACCTAGTTTGGCTCACCTCCTACCGTTTCACCTTTAGACGCCGGAAAGGTGAGATAGACCTACCTCTAGTCATGGCTATCTCTTTCCT